CAGACATGGGAACTTTATACATCAAAAGAAATTTACTGGAAGTACTTGAAGGAGTAACAGAAACACTTAATAAATCAACAAAACTAAGACTCGTTGTACTTGAAAGACCTGTTTTGACTTCCTGTTCCGCTTGTAAAATTTTTCCAAAAGGAAAGGCTGAACCATCAGTTTCAGTTATAGCGTTAACTTTTAATGTACTCATGGCTTAGGATATTTAGCTTTTACTGCTGCAACGTGATCTTTCCATGTTGTCGTACCATTAACAGCATCTTTGAATTGCATATCCAACTGATCGCCTATAGAAGCGTAAATAGTATCTGTTGTGCCAGCTTCACCAGTTCTTTGTTTTTGATAGAGTATCGCAGCAGCCTCAGCATCTAAAGTAGCTCTAGCTTCATTTATTTTTGTTTGGTCAAGAGAAACGGAATTACCGCTTGCATCAAACGCTCCAGTGCCATCATCAATCGTTACAGCGTTTGGATAAGCTTTGCGTATGGCTTCGTGGTCTAATCCCATAGTTAGTTTTTAATTAGATTATACATGGAAGTAATCATGCTGACACCTCCATAAGAATTAATGTACTAGCTGTATTACCTGATGCTGAATCTCTTGTTCCGGGTCTATTAATACTTACAGTTCCCCCATCAGTAGTAAAAACTTGAAGTTTGTAAGTTGTCGCAGATGTAGTGTTAGGGCTGTCTAAAACAGAATAAGAAAATGGTAATTGTATATGTGCACCAGCACCACTCGTTGCTCTTGGAGTAGTCATGGCAGTACATTCGCTACCAGTTTCATCATCACCAACAAGAACATTGGTTGAACCTCTTACAATATTAATTGCTGCTGGTTTGTCAGCGACTTGATTATTAAAATTGCCCATATTTACATTTACTAAAATTTTACTACTACTACTTGTTGGAGTGATAGAAGCTGTAAGACCTGTTACGTCTGTAGCACTTGATGAAGTAGTAGTAAAAGCACTCGTTTTAGTTGTTTGTACAACTTGAATAATCCCACCACCACCGCCTGTTGGTACACCTGCTACTGGTATTATGCTGTTGACTTTTAATGTGCTCATAAATTTATTATATACACTTTTATACTACAGTCCATGTCTCTCCTGCACCAACTGTAACTGTAACTCCGCTTTGAATAGTTATAGGACTAAAACTCCCAGCATTTTTTCCATTTGTTATCGAATAATTTTGTGTAATGGTTTGTGAGTTCTCCCAGAAAATTTCATCTGATCCACCTCCAACTGCACCACCTCCAGCAGCAGCCCAACTTAACGTACCAGATGCATCTGAAACAAGAGCATAGCCAGAAACAGCAGCGTCTTCAGCAGGTAAAGTCCAAGTCAAGCTAGAAGAGACTGTAGCTGGTGCTTGAAATCCTACAAAATGACTACTATCAGAATCGGCAAACCTTAAATCTGATTGAGCTTGTAAAGTTAGACCGTTTTGATCGAAAAATGATTTTTCAGTACCAGCAAATGTAAGTCCTATTTGATTTGTTGCCTTTTTAAATAATCCTGTTGTACTATCTCCAAAATGTAAAGATGGTGCGGAAGCAGAGCCACTAGACGCAGCCAAAACACCAGTAAGCGTTCCTCCTGATGCTGATAAAAAGCCAAAGTTTGTCTGACTTACATTTCCTAAAGTAACAAAAGCTGAATTAGCTCCATTTCTAATTTTTAATAAATCTGTATCACTATCAATATGTAATTGATATGCTGCAAGGTTGGCAGAACCAGAAGGATCACCAGAGGCACTATTAACTGTCCTGAGAGATTCAAATATATCTTTCATTGCTGTTCTTACAGCAGACCCAGTACCATTATCAGGTGAAAAATTACTACTAGATTCTTTGCCAGTTGAATTAACTCTTGTCATTTACTAAGCACCTTTTCCATATCCTAACGCTTGAAACGTAAATTTCACATCTATGACTGCATTTGATGCGTTTTTAAAAATTATTGTAAACCCTGCACCACTTATAGAGCTTAAAAGAAAAAATGCACCGCTTGGCATATCCTCTGGAGCTATAGAGATAGAAGGTAAAAATGCTGTAGTTGATCCACCAATGTCACTTGTGCCTGTAAAGAACGGCTTACCAAAAACGACTGCTAATCCGCTTGCACTTGTTCCTGACTGTAAAGGTGTAGTAATAATATTTCCACTTGATTGATATTTGTTTTCTGTTCTTGATGGCAAGAAAGCATCAAAACCTAATTCAGTGATTTTTATATTTTCATTGATATCTACTGATATTAAATTACTTGTAAATTTAAAAGCTCTTGCACTAAATGAACCATTAGTTAAATTTTGCTCCGTTGTGAAACTTGAGTTATCTTGTGATGTTTGAACTTGTAATCTGCTTTTTAAACGATCACTTCCAGCACCATCAAAATTTAATCTTGCATCTAAATCAGGGATAGAGTCAAATTGATCTGAAACAAAAAAACCTTCACTTTTTATATGTCTTTTTATTCTTAAATTAGTAAATACAGATCCTAAATCAAAAACTGAAGCAAATTCATAAGTTCCTGTAAGGTTGTTTGCTGGATTTGTAAGTTGTAATGCATTTGAACTAACAGTTACATTAGTTTTAGTGCCACTAAATGCTGTTTGCTCTCTTTGGCTTTTTATTAATAATTCATCTGCCATCTCAGGCAAACTTAACTCTACTTTTGCCTCTGTTCCTGACACCCTTCCACCTACATCAGCAAATTTTAAAGAATAAGTTCCTGTTAAAGCTGGAAGGATTACCTCATTTGTAGCACCATTTATGTTTTCATTTAAATCAGTAGAGTTAGAAAAAGAGGCAGACCCTAAAGCATTTGGAGTATGTCTGACAATACATCTTCCGCCAAATTCAACGTCAAGACTTGTTGTTTTAGTCCATGATAATTTTACTTGTGAATTATTTAATGGTTCAATTTCGAAATTTGTTGGATTCTCAGGAACAGCCGTCAATCCTAAAGTATCAATGCTCACTTCTGTAGGACTTGCACTTCTTTCTCCATTACTGTTTATTGTAAATATTTGAATAACATAAGTTCCAGCCTCAGATGGTAAAATTTCATGCTCTGATTGTTGTGTGTTAACTACAACTGGATTTTCATTATCTTTAGTAAAAATTAATTGATACCCAGAAGCACCATCTACAGATTCCCAATCAATAAAAAGCTTTGGAACAGGTCTATTATTATTTAAAACAATTTTTTCTTCTATTGCTTTTGTACCATCTGATCCGTTAATTATTTGTGGTGATGGTAAAAGAGAAGTTAATAAATTAATATTTTTTACTGGTAATTGCTCACCATCTTCAATCGCTGCATATTTATTAGGATTATGAATTACTGCTGTAATTGAAAAACTTTTTTGTTTGTTTTCTTTTATATTTACAACTCTGAAAGATTGTGCTGAAAGAGTTGCAGATTCTAAAATATATGGACTGTTTTGTACTGGGGCTGATGAAAAGTTAGAAGATACATTTACAAGATTACCACTTGTATAGGATGAAATGTTTTTTGTTTCTACTGTGCCATCTGACAACATACAGCTAATTGTTGGGCTATCACTTATATCTGGTAAATTAGTCTGTGTTACATCATCAAGTGTTACTTGACTAACTGAAGCTGTTTTAACTAGACCACCTCTTCTTGTAGCTGCTTTAACTCTGTCTGCAATACCAATAATATCTCCAATCCTTATAACAGATCCAGACGCAATATTTGTTTCAAACGTAACTGTTTCTGTTTGGTTCTGCTGTGTTTGTAAAAACCATTTACCAACTCTTTGTGCCATTCCTCTAGAGGTCGTACCAAAAGTATTAATTGTTTTTGTCTGTGTTCCATATTTTTGTTGTGCAGTACTATCTTTTACAGTCACATAATCTATTTCTTGTGTTTCTAAATCAAAATATGAAACATTAATTACGTTAAATCTAGTTTTTGATGAACTGCCAGAATAAACAAATTCTCCATTTACTACATTAGCGTTATTGAAAACATAATCAAAACTTACAGAACTTGGATTATCAATATCTTTTGGTGCGTCCTGAGAAATTTTTATAGTTCCCTCTTCGTAGTAAGGTATTGCTCTCATTACAGAGCAAATATCTTTAATTACTGCCATTGCATCACGTCTATTATTAATATTTGCATTTATAGAGAATCTAGGTTCTTGACCACCATTTCCATCGTCTACTAATTGACTGCAATATTTACTAACACCAAAAAAAGAAAAAACGTCTAACTCTGACTCTGGTATAGCGCAACCACTAATGCTATCTGTTAAAAGATCATATAAAACAAAAGCAGGGTCACTTGTCCATTCTTTATCTGTTTTAAACGAACCATTAAAAGTTCCAGAATATGTTAATCGACCATTTGTATAATCAACAGTGGCATTATGAGGTATTTTTACAAGTTTCCCTCTTACTCTAAAAATTCGATTTGGGGCAGAGGTAAATAATTCTGAAGAAAATCTAAGAGAGGAATATGCAATATTAGGATAGTTATTCTGCTCTCTAATAATTTGCCTTATCTCTGCTAAACGCATTGTATTAAATGTATTTTCGTCACCAACATCATTTGCTCTTTCAACACTTACTACAACAGGAAAAAAATTTGTTGCATTAAAATTTGGAAAATCTTTTAAATTTATACCAAAATCTCTTGAATAAGGGTTAAAACTTTTTCCAGTGATTGTTTCATCAATTACTGTTGCTTGAGAAGCATTGTTTGGATTGACTTTTATTAAAACTCTTACGCTTGTAGATTCTCTATTACCATCTTCTGTATTAAGTTTAAAAAATTGATCGAATTTTACCTTTACCTGAACAGTGTCAATAGATGAATTTGTTATAGTACCTGATCTTGGTGTTGCAGATCCTCCTACTGGAAAGCTACATTCTTGCCCTTTATCACCTGTTATAACTTCACTTGATTGTTGTTGTGCTGCAAACAAAACTTCATTGTTAGCAGTTCCATCTTGAAACTCAAAAGTAAGTCTATCTTTTGGATAATTAAAATCTGAGTCTATAGGACTTGTATTACTTGCGTCACCCTGTAACACAGCAGTTTTATTTAAAAACAAATCTTTAAGAAAAGCATTTTTAAAAGCTGTGCTTGTTTTATCTGTAATTCTTGCTCTACTTGCTGTCGCAGATCCTTCAATCTGTCCTTCTCCTATTGCATCAACAACAGTACCAAAATCAATAGATTTTAGTTTATCGTTGCCAAGTAAAGCATCAACAATTTGTCTATTTAAAAAAACCATATTTACTCATTAACAACTTGAAAAGTATCAACAGAAGAACTTACAACTGTACTACCTACTAAAGTTTCTCCATAAATTATATTAATCGGTACACCTTGTTTTGAATTATTTAAAAGACCTGTGAAAACAAAACTTGGATCTTGTGGATCTTCTTGTCTGTCAACATTTAATGGTTTTGGATCTGGTGCAAATAATTCTTGTATACCATTACTGAGCATACTTACACCAATAACTGTAAATAGTGGTTGTACTAAAGATCCTATAGTCAACCCTAAGATAGTAGTTCCTGATCCTAATGCTGTAAATAATGCACCAGCAGCAAGGAAAAATATTTCACCATGTACAACTGGTATGATTTTTATTTCACTTTCTGTATGCATATCTAATAAATCTTCCGTGACTCTGACATTACCAGCCATAACACAATATTCTTGCTCTTTTATATGTTTTCCTACACCTTCAAAATTATTAATTAGAAAACTAAATGCTTCTTTAGGACTTTTTGCATTTATTTCAAATGTTGATTGCCCTATAAACTTTCTTAGTCTGCCATAAATAGTTAATTTAATCATTTATTTCAGAAGGATATAAAACAATAATAGACTCTGTTTTAGGTTCAACAAGATAAAAAGGTAAATCATTAAACTTACAGCTTATTTTATCAGCATGACTAAAGGCCATTTCTCCATCAGGATGACTATGCACGATACCAAGAACTTCTCCTTGATCTTCACCACTTGCATAATCTAAAGGGTCTATAACAAATGACTTCTCTTTATATGTACCTGATATATTTTTACATTTCCAATAGGTTTCAATACCATCTATATCAATTATTAATCCACATGATTCCTCTTTATCACACTCTAAAGCGTGTTCAAAAGCATCTGTAGCCCATTTATATTCTGTCATTAGACAAATGTTCCAACAGCAGGGAATAAGTCTCTGGTGACTACTCTCTGAGGTATTTCCCTATTTTCCAAGTCGTTTGCAGCAGTAAGTTCAAATTGTACAACTTGCCTATTTTCAACAGCTTTTCTATCAATTACATATATTTCATCACGCAATCTATCAGAACTTGGAGTGCCAAACGGATTAGAACCAGATGAGAAATTTGAGTTGTCTAAGGCAGAAGCAAGCGGCATTTTTCTAGTAAGCTTTGCACCTATCAAATCATTATGTGGGGTAACTTGATTCACACTATTTAAAAAATCACTCATTGTTATAACTAAACCTGTTGATGAATTTTGAACTATACCACCTAAATTAGAAAAAGTAATTGTTGGTCTTGAGATAGTGCCTGTGCTTTTCTTTTCGAAACCTTCTATTTGTACCGCTACTCTTTGATAAGAATTTGATTGAAATATTACTTCACCAAAATTGTTTAGATTTGCACCAGCATGAAATCTATACACAGTAGGCAAGCTTTGTGGATTGCCAGCAACTATGTGTGTACCAACAGTCAGTTCAAGTTCAAATAACTCGATAATAGAACTTGGATTTATTTTATTTAGCTCAACGAAAGGAATTGCCATTATGATTCAAATACTTGATTAAAAACTGCACGAACATTTGCTCTATCTGCATTTACAATATCTTTGCTATATCCAGATTCTGCAACAAATTTAAATGATGATGTTTCGCCAGGTGGGGTATAATCAAAACTTTCTTGATCATTGACTCTTGCATCTAAAAAAGATATAAATGTATCTGCTTCTGATAAAGTAATATTTTGCCAAGATAAACTATATTTTAATTTATTCTGATTTAATCCTTCTGTTAATCTTTGTTCAAACCCATCACCAAATTGAACTGTATTAGTTTTATTTTCTTTTATTTTTTTTATGGGGAAAGATGCCTCTGGTGTCGATGGAAAAGTTGCCATTAATTTAGTAAACCTCCTGATCGTTTTTCATTTATAATTACAGCTTGTATTGCAGATGCAAGTTGCTCACCAAATTGATTTGCATTTTCATTACTACCTTCTACAGAAGAACCTGATGCATCTACGTTTACAACAATATTAGTTGAGGTACCTGATGATTCAACACCTAAATTACCAGAACGTCCTCGTTTCAAAGGAAGAATTGCTTCTGCACCAGCTTCTCCCATTAAACCAACACCATTAGCGAAAGGAAATATTGTTGGTTTATTTACTATGCCACCTTTAGCGTAAGGAATAATTCCATTAGCACCAAATACATTACCTGCTGCATTAAATTTAAGATCTAAACCAAAGATATTATTTACACCTTTAAGTAAAGGCATCATTAATTTTTGTCTAACCACTATTCTTGTTATATCTGCAATTATCGAACGTGCTAAATCTTTAAAATTTAATTTTCCTGTCATTACAAAATTTACAAAAGCATCTTCCATCCCTTTAAATGCACTAACAAAAGCATCTTGTATTTGTTTGCCTACATCTTTTATTGAGTTTAGATAGTCTTGCGCACCAGCCTTTAAGGAATCAAAAACTATTTTTGATTTTTGATTTAAATTTTTAGTTTCTTCAGTAATATTTTCAGTTTCTTTTTTTATACCTGTAAGTACATCTAGTTTATCTTTTAAAATTAGTAACTCAGCTTTTAATTTTTCTTTTTCATCATCTTCTATATTTTTTGGAATACCACCTGTAACTGATCCTGATCCTACTACTTTAAAACCTCTTTTTAATGTTTTTTCTAATTCTTCAATTTCTAATTTTAAATTTTCAATTTTCAATTTATTGGTAAATTCAACAAAAGACTTAATTGCTGGATTTATAGCTTCTACTATTTTTGTAAATGTATCTTGAAATTCTGATCCTATAGGTTGCAAAAGCTGACCAACATTATCTTTTAACTCAGTCATAGCTGTTGTTAATCTATCACCTGCTGCTGCTGGACTATCGGCAAGAATTTTTGCATTTTCTCCATACTTATCAAATAAATGCTCTGCAAAACCCATAAAATCATCTAATGTAACCTTGCCTTGCTCTAACGCCTTATCTAAATCTTTTGGCATTAAGTTCATTGAATCAGCAAACAATGTAAAAGCTCCTGGCAGGCGTTCACCGAGTTGTTGTCTGAGTTCTTCGGCCGATACCTTACCTTTACTAAATACCTGACTCGTAGCAACCATAGCTGCACGCATATCTTCTAATGATCCACCAGTACCTCTAATACCTGATGCAATAGCTCTAAATACTTCTTCTGCATCCGCAACAGATTTACCTGCACCAGTAACAGAAGCAGTTAAAGATGTGAATTGTCTTGTTATTAAATTTTGTGGTATTGCTAATTCTTTAGAAGTTTTCTGCAAAAACTTTTGTGCTTTATTATATTTTTCAGTATCACCAATAACAAGTCTTAATGCCTCTCTTTGTAATTTAAGTTGTGCAGAAAAAGCAGCTATTTCTCCAATCTGTTGCCTTGCCATTCCAACTTGCGCACCAACAGCAGAACCAACTAATGCACCAGGCGCACCTCCAGCAATAAGTCCAATACCACCACCAATTGCACCTTCTGCACCACCAAAAATACCACCTGCTGCAACTGCTCCTAATCCTCTTGCTAATCCTCTTGCTCTAGAACCAAAACCCTTTTGAGAGGTCATCTGCATTTTTTTAAGCTGCGCATCAAGTCTTGCTGCTTCTGCCGTAGCTTCTTTAAATTCCTGAGATCCAAACTCTACAGCGTTTGCTAATTCTTTATAAGAATTTGATAAGGCTCTTGTGCCATTTATTGTTTTTGTTGCAGTTAGACTTTGTTTATTTAGTTGCTGTAATAATTCCTTTGTACTTAAACTTGTATTTTTAGCAGTATTTTTCAAACCCTGTAATGAATTTGTTAAGCCACGAAGTTCTTTTACACCTTTAACATTTAATATTACGTCTAATTGTGTTTTTTGATCAGCCATTATTTATTATCCTTTTGCATCATTCTAAGTGCAGCATATTCCATTGTCTGTATTCCTTCAAACATAGAGACAGGATCTTCTACTGAATATAGTTTACACAGATAAACCTGCCATACTGACATACCATTGTGTTGTTAATCGAAAAAACATTTCTACAATCTCCTTATTTTCTATCCATATAACAACATCATTATTAACAGGACTAACCATATCTGCTATCTGTTCTGGCGTAGCACCAAAGGCTGCTAAAGCTTCTGCGCTTTCATCTATAACATCACCCTTCACCCAATACTCAGCAGCCCTTTCTAGTTTTTTGCCAATGCTCCTTGCATGCTTTCTCCATAGGCAGCAATAATCCCTGTAACATAAAATTGATTATCTAAAATTGCCTCAAAATTTTCATCATTAAATTCGAGTACACTACCATCTTCATCGTTAAGACCCGACCAACCAAGTAAAACAGTTTTTACAAAGTTATCATCACCTCCCTCTATAAGGTCATTAAAACTTTTTCTGCCAACATTTTTAAAAGTAGCAGTAAAAGTACTTTCTATATATTTACCTTTATTCGGTATTTTTACTTTTACAGGCCATTCATAATCAGCGATTTTTTTAAAAACAAGTGCCATAAATTAGGTCATAACAATACTTAACTCATTATTACCTGCTGTTGTTGGTAATGCCAAGTACGGTAAATTTAATGAATTAACACCATTTGTATCACCACGACTAACACCTGTTATATCAGTTTGAGGAACATTAACAGTAACAATATTACCTGCACTAGATCCAAGAACAATAGAACTATTACCTGTTGCAGCAGTTTCTGCCTTACTAAAATAATCTGTTGTTGCTCTTACTGGCTCTTCTACAACGGCAGTACCACCAGGCGCACGATTTGTAATTAATACTTCCTTGCTAGATGCAGTTTCTTTGTAAACAACTTCATTGTTTAATGCAAGGTCAAAGGATTCTAACCTTTGTGAAGTTGCACCATGAAATGTTGCAGTAGTAACGTTAGTATCATTTACCTCTATCGCAGCAGCTTGGTTTGCAACAGTGAATGTACCAGACATTGCTGTGCTATCAGGGCTGTTATAAATACCAGTAAATTCAAAATTAATCTGTGCAAATGAACCTGCTGCCATTGTTATAGTCGCTGTTCCTCTGCATCCTGTTATTAAATGTCTTGTAGCACCATAAAAACAAAGAATTGTACAACTGGAAAAAGAAGCACTGACAGGTGCATAAGTAACAGAAGTAGAACCTACAATTGTTTCAGATAAACCACAACTTTTT